TCGGGCACGGTAATATATACTGTAAAGGATATTCATCATGAAAGAAGAACTAAAGATTTCAACCAAGGTTGCTGTTCGTCAGTCTAATCTCCACCGTTACGGTCTCTTCGCAAAGGAAGCGATCGAAAAGGGTGAGGTTATTGAAGAGACGATCTTCATCCGTACTACACATAGATCTCAGAACGAGAACCGCGATCCTGCCCTACATCACTACTCATACGGTATTAACTGTGATTGTGAAAAGTGTCAGAAGGAAGGTATTAACTTTGCTATTCCGTTTGGTTATTGTCAGTTTACCAATCACTCTCTTGAACCTAATGCCGTTCTAGTTCATGATTATAACGAGTCCGTTACTGCTCTAACTGCCCTTGATGATATCAAGGAAGGGGAAGAGATTGTGATGAACTACGGTCAAGGTTTTCAGGAATGGTTGGATAAGGTAGAAGAGATTCAGAAGCAAATGGATCTAGTAAAGCCTGATTCTTTCGATGAAGGCCCTGTTAAGTTCAGACCCAGAGAAATTCCAGAACCTGAACCAATCAAGCGTGGTATCAAAGAGATGATTGATGAGGCAAATAAGGAAGATTGATTATGGAGTTCGTGGTGGAGTTTGCGGAGTTTGCTGTTGATTGAAGATACTACAATCAGGACAATCTTCTTCCATAAAACCTTTAACTATTCTCCAGTATTCATCAGTTGCATTTGTGTTGCAGGTGCCTGCTGGGCCTCCATTATGTTTTCTTGCAATATCTTCACATGTGCAACATGGAATTGATTCAACTTCTCCGCCTGGATATGTGTAGCGATTATCTGCACCACTACATTCACACCTTCCTTGATTTCTTAGATAACGTCTTTGATAGCAATCAATCAGTAATTTACTTTTTCGTTGTTTCTCTGCACAACAAGCATCACCTGTTGGACCTTCAGGGCAAATCTCTTCTAAATCACAGAAACCTTCAGAACATACTTCACAGCATTCTGGCATTCTAGCACCTCCAGCGTGTCCTCCTGCACAAGCCGGATATCCTTCATTGCCACAAATATCGATAACCCAAGCATTACATCGTATTTGATAAGGTCCGCAATCTTGATCATGATTTGAACATTCTATATTACATCCTTCTCTGTTAGCATATTCTGCTTCTGCTTCTTTTCTATTCATTGCACGAAGTAAGCAATCATAGCAAGGACAACAACGGTTTAAAACATAGTCGCGTCCCCAATGTATAATGGGAACAGGTAATACAGGAGGGCCGGCAAATGATCTCTCCTGTTGAGTGTTTTCATTCTCATAAACAGAAACAATCACTTGTAGATCAGTTGCATCTTCTTTGGTAATTTCCTCATCGACTTCAATTACTTCAAATCCATTTTGAGTGTAAATATCGATAACAGTAAATTTATTATTGTTGTTTTTTGTTTTCTTGAATTCTATAACTGATCCAGGCTGAATACCAATATGAGATAAAGATTGTGTTGATAGAAGATTTATTATCTTCTTGACTGGTGTAGAGGTTTCATTTGTTTGAGTCTTGTTGAATTGTAATAGATCAATAAAATAGTTCCCATTAAACTGAACCGCAGTAGTTGTAGAAATAGGCGTATCTTTTACTGCAACTACAGTTTTACTAGTGACATCGACTATTGATAACGTGTAGGTATCAGCAAAATCAGTTTCTGCAATTCCTACTACATCATTGATGAATTTACATGTTGGTGTGACACCACCATCTACACCCACAGTTGCTCCGCTAGCACCAGTGGTTAATCCACGGAAGAATCCGTCGAAAATAGAGCCTTGCTCTGTACCTTTAATTGATGAATAATCAAAGATTGTTGTTTTACGATCTTCTTTTAATATAATGTTTGGTCTTGTAGAAAACCTAGTTTTCTTTTCATCAAGAAGAAAATCTGTATTTGATGTTGCGAAATATAGGCCATATAGTGTAGCACTATTCTTTCGTATCAGTAAGGACTTGTCCTTCTTTCTTTTCTTGACTCTATTATTTCGATTCATTTATCAAGATCCGATTACATTAACAGTTGCTGATCTACCAGAATTTGTTCTCATGAAAACAAAACTTGCATTAGAAATACTCAAGAAGATTTCTTCTCCTGCGAGTAGTGGATATCCTTCTGCTATATTGTTTTGAATACTTGTTCCGCCAATAAAGACTGTTGATACATTATCAGGAGATGCTTTAACTGTTATACCATTTTGTAGAGTTTGCTTTCTCAATGGTTTACCAGTTCCACTAATAGTCATCGATTGAACGAATAGTTTAGTGGGAGGAACAACTTGATTTACGCTTGTCTTAACAAAACTTTCTGTTCCTACAGTTGTTACAGAATCCGAAAGACTCGCTAGAGATCTGTTGCTAGCATCTACCTTGGTATTTGTGGTTGATACTGCCGTGTTTAGTGTGGCTAGTTTATTATCAACTCCCACGATTTTGGTACTGATATCGGCAGTATTAGTTGCCACAGCACCAACTACGGTAATTTCATCTGAGGCAGATAGATTTCTGATGTCGAGATCATTGGCAGAAACGAACACTGACTGATCACCGAGGAATCCTTTGACTACAATAGGCATCATTCCTGTGGAACCCTCGACTGCTAGGGTGGTTCCAGAAGTGTTAGAGACCCCGATATCGCTTGCTACATTGACTGAGAACGTAACTCCAGTAACACTATCGAACGCGACCTTCAGTGCGTCTCCAGAGACCCCTAGAGCGGTCCCTGCTGCGTAGAGATCGACTGGGAGGGTCGTACCTCCATTAGCAGCATAAACCGCTACATTGTCCGTTCCTGCTGCGAGATTGCGGGTGTCTAGATTAGTTGCAGTGACAGTAACAGTTCCAGTGACTCCCACGTTAGAGGCAGTAGTACCAACCACAGTGACAACATCAGTGGCAGTTAAGTTGCGAATATCAAAATCAGTGGCAGACACAGCGAATGCTTGACCACCAGAGATACCCTGCACTGCCCCAGTAACTTCTACGGCAGAATAGACTGCTGCATTACCAGCAGAACCAATGTCACCAGATCCACCTGAAGTTCCCGTTACACCACCAGCAACGATTACCTTGAGGTATGCTGCGGTGCTTCCGTAAACAGCCATGGAGTTACCGATGTTGAATGTTCCCTTGACTTTCAATTCACCATCTTCTATAATAGAAGCAGTTGATCCTCCAGAGAAACCAGAGAACAACTGAACAGGCATAGGATTAGTATTTGATACGCGAGTGGAAGTGGTGTCGTCGCCAAAGACGGTCTTTATGATTTGAACGTGTGCGTCTGCGGACGTTCCAAATCCATAGTCAGTAGCCATGTTATATGTGGCTCCTGAAGGTCCGCTAGCGATAATGATATTATCAGGCATGATCTACTCCGTTTTGATATTCTGATCTTTAATATATATAATAGTAATCAACACCCAAAAGGATTCGTAATGATTGAAGATGTAAACTTCCCGCATGAGATTGAAACTTATGTGAAAGAAAATGGTGGAACCTACGTTGAGGCTGTATTGAGCATTTGCGAAGAGTACGATATTGATCCCGTATTCGTTGCAAAGACTCTCACGAAGCCTATCATCGAGAAGTTAGAAATCGAAGGTCGAGATCTTAATATCTTGCCTCAACTAACCTCAGCAAAACTCCCGATTTAGTTGACAAATGACTATTGGGTGGTATAATAAACATAACTCGTGCAAGGTAGTTCCTTGCGTAACTAAGATTAGGGTAGACCCCTAAAGAAAGGAAAAGCATATGGGCTTTTCAGACATGAAGAAGAGAAGCGGAGACGTATCTGCTCTCTCAGACAAGATGGAAAAGATGAATGACAAGAAGTCTTACAAGGATGACCGTTACTGGCGTCCCGAACTAGACAAGTCGAGCAACGGTTATGCCGTTATTCGATTCCTTCCCGCTCCTGGCGATGAAGAACTTCCATTCGCTCGACTTTACACTCATGGATTTCAGGGTAAGGGTGGTTGGTTCATTGAGAACTGCCCCACCACTATCGGTGGTAAGTGTCCACTCTGTGAGGTAAACAACGATCTTTGGAACAGCGGTATGGAGTCCGACAAGGATATCGCACGACAGCGTAAGCGTCGTCTCTCCTACATCAGCAACATTATTGTGGTGAGCGATCCTAGCAACCCACAGAATGAGGGTAAGGTCTTCCTCTACAAGTATGGTAAGAAGATCTTCGACAAGATTCAGGAGTCTATGAAGCCTGAGTTTGCTGATGAAACTCCAGTCGATCCCTTCGACTTCTGGAAGGGTGCCAACTTTAAACTCAAGGTTCGTAAGGTTGCTGGTTACATCAACTACGACAAGAGTGAGTTTGAATCACAGTCTGCTCTGTTTGATGGTGATGATACTCGTCTTGAAGATCTGTGGAAGTCTGAATATTCACTCAAGGATATTATTGCTCCCGATCAGTTCAAGTCTTACGAGGAACTGAAGGCGCGTCTCAACGACGTTCTCGGTAATGACATTCGTTCTACTCAGGATGATGCTGTTACTGAGACCGCAGAGACTAGTGAGCCTGAAGTCACTACTGCTCCCGC